TCTTAGTTTCTATGTACATTTTTTCTAACTGAGCCATATGGTTTGCTTGAGAAGCCGCCTGTACTTCTCTGCCAGTAATAATAATACCAGCATTCAAATCAGAAAGATATTTTGGAGTTACCCACTTCCACGCAATACCATTTCCGAAAAGTTCAACTATATAATCCATATCAGAAATATCATCTCCTTGAGATTGAGATAATACACAAGTTATACTTCTATCTGTTTCATCTAATATAATAGATGAAAATAATTTTCTACATTTAGGATCAGATTTAATTGAAATCAGCCATTCATCTAATAAAAGTTTAGTAGTATCTGCATCAGATTCATACTTTGCTTTTAAATCGTAAGCGGAAACCAATGACAAAAATCTTGAATAAACTTTATCATAAGTTATTGTCAACATGGCATCTCCTTTACTTAGTTATTAGCTACATAGCTATTCATTAAATCAGTTCCAAGAACTTCATCAACGATTTTAATTTTGTTAATACTATCAAGACTACCGTCTTCAATTTTACTCATAGCTATAGATCTAAATGTATTTTTAAGTCCATTTGGAGCTTCTGCTAAAATTCTCTTAAAATTACCAAGATCTAAATTAAAAGCTTCCTGAATGTCTTCTGGACTATAAAGTTTTGAATAAACTTCTTCATTAACCCCTTGCCATTCTTTAGTTTTAAGCAATTCTTCATCATCAATAATAAAAAGTGGTGAATAAATATACTGACTTTTAACCAATTTAGCGGCTTTAAGATCTTGATATTCCACAGCAGTTACATCTCCGTAACCGTTCCAAATATACATGTTTTCTGTTTTTTTGCCAATTAAAATTAATTTTCCTACAGTAATAGATTTACAGGGAATTTCATCTGTTGCGGCATAAACTTTTTCTTTCGCTGATACAGGTGATTTAACTTCCTCTATTTTAACTTCTTTTACTTCTTTAATTGGTTCTACCTTTACTACTTCTTTTCCTGCTACAATAGTAGCCTTTTTAACTGTACTTTTAGTTGTATTAGCTGTTGCCATAATTTTAATCTCCTTGTAATTCTTCAATTTTTATTTTTATTTTTATATAGCGGAGGAAAATAAATTCCTCCGCTTAACCTAACTATAATTATGCTGTAATTGTCCAAATACCGAACAGTCTACTAATGACTACACCAACGCCCATTTTAGCCTGATATTCATATTCAAGCGTTTTATCAACGTTTGTAGTACCATCAGAAACTTCATTAACCATTGAGTCGCCTTCATTAATAAGTTTAATAAACTTATTATCATTTACATTCGGCATAATCAGTAATTTAGTATTATCTACAAGTCTAGTAGTAGTATCATTATCAGCAAAAGCCTGTGGAATTTCAAACAGAGTAATTCCTTCAAATGTACCGAGTCTACCTGTAGTATTTCTTTCCTGTTTCATTTCATTAGAAATCCAGTCAACAAGAGCAAGTTTGGTAAGATTAGAAAGAGCCGCTCTAGTACCCATAATAACTACATCAGTACCATTTGCTGTCTGTACATCTTCAACTAACTGCATAAACTGATCTTTAGTAGTAGTAGACAAAGGTGAACTTACCTGCCACTGAGAACCAGCCGGAAGAGAAATTCCAACACTTGTTACAGAACTGTAAACCATAGAGTTTACTTTCTTATCAAATGCTTCATATACTTTTTGGATAAACATAGCCCAGTCAATACGACCAGCCATAAACTGCTCATACTCAGCATAGATTTTAATTCCGTACCAATTTGTTTTAATAGAGTACTCAGCACCTTCTGTAAGTCTCTGTCTCAATAAGTTATGATGATTACCAGAAACCTGTGAAACTGTAAGAATCATCTGTGTAGGAGCATAAAAGATATTCTCATCTCCATCATTGATATTCTTTGTCTCTACAAACTGCTGAAAAAATGGGTTAGCACCCCAACCAGATTGAAGCATATTCTGCAATGTATCTTCAACTACTTCAAATACATCAGTTTTATGTTTACGAATTGCTCTACGAATTGTTTTTCTATCAGAAGAAGCTTCAATTCCAAGTACATTAAACATAATATTTCTGATCTGATCATTGGCTTCAACTTTTGATACTGTATTTCCTTCAGCATCAAATATTTCTTTCTTACCGCCTACATCATTCATAAGTTCTGTAAAAGCGGCAAAAGAACATTTACTTTCATCAGCAAATACTGCTGTTGTATGTTCATTACTAAAATTCATTCTTGACATTATTTTATTCCTCCCTTCTTAATTATGCGCTAATTTTAACCTGTTTAGTAGTAGCATCAACGGTTACAGCGGCATCAATAACTGGTGTACCCGAAAATCCTACGGCAGATAACTCAAAGGTATCACCCGGGAACAGCGGATATGAACGAACAACATCACCGTTAGCATTATAAAAAGCACTATCAGCTTTTATAATACTATTAAATTCATAAGTATTCATAGGTACTGCAAGCAGAAAATAAGCATTTACTGCTGTAAGTACATCTACATAAAAATTACCATTACTTGCTTTTTCGTGACGGATTTTACCAGTAAATGTTGTTGCTACTGCTTCTGCATAAATTTCTCCAGTAACATTAGCACCTTTACCTACAATAACTCCATTATCATGATCAGCGGTGATTTTAATATTAATACATCCTTCACCACCAACACCTTTAGTAGCAGTAAGGTTAGAACTACCAGCAACAGCATGTTTAGCCGCTGACAGATTTACTATACTCTGTGCCATATTTTTTTCCTCCTAATTTAGAACTTAACATAAGTTCAAAAACGTTTATTATTTAGATTTTTCAAACAATCCACTATAAGAAGCTCTTTTTGTATTTTCTTTAGCTACAGAAAAACCAATTTTATTGGATTTCTTTTTACTTTCTGCTGAAAACACCACATCTACTTTATGTGTTTTACTAAAATTACCAAGAATAGCATCAGCTTCTTTAGTAAGCGCTTCAATAGAGTAATTTTCTTTACTTTCTTTTAATTCTTGAAATTCTTTTACATCTTTTAATTTAGAATAATCTTCTGAATTTAAAACAAGATCTTTTGATTCATTAAGAATTTTGGTTTCACTTGTTTCTTTATAATTTTTTAATTCTTCATATGTAGTAGTCATATTATTAAGCTTTGCTTCTTCATCAGAGGTTAAGAAATTAACATATACTTCTTCACGATCCCCCGTAAGATTAAAAGTATCATTTCCGCTATCTACATAAGACTGACGATAAAAACGACCATTCCAAAAATCACTCATAACTAGATAACCATCATATACTGTTACACAATAATAAGTATTATCACTTTCGCTATAAGTCATATTAACTAAATCTTCCAAAGCACTTATTGTATCATTTAAAGAAATATCAAAATCTTTTGTAATACCTTCTGAATTAGTAATAGAATACTTTTTCTTTTTGCTAGTACCCTCTGAACCACCAGAACCGCCACCGCATCCTTCTGTTACTACCGTTTCTGTTTCTGTAACTATAGTATCAGTTGTAGGCTCTTCTATTACAGCAGATGCATCTGCATTATCTTCTGCTTTAATTTCTGGTTCTACGTCAGTATCGATTTTTGTATCATCTGTATTTTCAAATTTTTCTTTAAATAATTTTTCTAAGTCCTCATCAGATAAACCATCTGTTTCAAAAGTAATTTGTTCTTCTGTTACAGCATATTTTTCCATAAGTTCTTTAATTGTCATTGATTTATTATTTCCTCCTTTCATCAAAGATTGATTTTTATTAAAACAAGAAATTAATAAATCTATTTTTTCTTGTAGTTCTTTAACATTAAATGTTTGATTAACATCTTGAGTTGTATCTGCTGGAACTATATTACTACCTAGCATACCTTCTCCAATTGGATTTCCATTATCATCTTTTCCAAGAATCGTAACTCCTAAAAATATAAAATCATTTATAACCATCATTTTATTTTTAGCATCATAACTTAAATCGTTAATTGAAATTTCAACACTTACACTACATTTTTGTTCTCGTCTTAATATATCTGCCGCTTGTGTATAATCTTCATAGATAATTCCATTAATTACTACAAAATTTTTTTGATATTCATCACTAAATACAAGTTTTGCATCACAACTTTCAGGAATTACACCAACAGGTATTTCATCATAAACTACATTACCATTTTCGTCTTCATGTATATTATGCGAATAAAATTCTGGTTGACCATTTACATCATGGATAAATCCAAGAATAGGACGATTTTTTAAAGAAGGGAGAGCATTGGTCATAATATCAGTATTAATAAAGGATTGATTTCTATTTAACCCATCATGACAAGCTTCTAATACTACAGGCATTAATCCTTCTGTCATATTATCTACTTCAAATTTTACTTTTCCGGGAATAGAAACAATAATACTGGAATATTCATCTATAGCAGAAAATTTCACATCTTTATTTTTAGAAGTATAAAAATTATATAATGCTTCTAATGACATTAATTTGTGTTTTTCCATTTTTCCTCCTTTCTCCCACTTTACAAAAACATTTTATTAGAAAAACTAACATCTTCCCCTTGACTAAACTGATACTTTATGCTAGAATTATTAATAAATTTATATCTATTTTCTTCCATACCAATATATTCATAACCAGCTTCAATTAATTTATCTTTTACTTCTTTATCATAAGTTAAGATAAAAGTATCCTTTTTTGATTTAATCATTTTCTTTACCTCAATTGTTATTCTTGTTTTGATCTCTTGTCTTTGCACCCTCATCTGTAAGCTTTGTAGTATCTATTGTCGGTGCACCACCAGAGGTGCTAGTACCACTTTGAGTATTAGATGATTGTAATGGTATAAATTCAGAAGACAAATTCAAACAATTTTCTTCCAAGAAATTAAGACTAAGCGTTTCTAATTCTGTATAACCATTCAATGTATTTAAAGTTAATTTAACAGGTATTCCATACATTGCATCTTTTTGCAAATCTGCTTTATAAGTAGCCTTATCATATGGAGTAACTGCGAGTAATTTAATTCTAGCTGGTTTTGCTACATTATAAGCTATCCAACGATTTAACCAACTTTCAATTTGTGGTCTAATGATAGAGGTAGCGTATAAAATATCACTAACTATAGCTCCATTCCATGCAGTTCCACCACTAATTGTAGATGAGTTTAATACTTGTGCACCACCAGAAGAGTTATATAAAGTCTTAGTGGCGTTTTCAATAATATTAATATCAGATGCTTGATCATCTTTAAATGCTATTGCATTTACATCTACAGGAGATAAAATTGCATTTACATATTCTGGTAAAGCTTCTACAGCTCTATTAAAATACGCTATAGCAGTATCAGGATCTACAGTAAAATCATCCGCATCAGTTGCATCGGTTCTAGTATCCAAACTAAATACCAAAGTCTTATAAACAGACGCTTCATCTTTTGTAGCCTGTAAATCTTCTGTATCGCATAAATTTATGATAGAATTAAATAATGCCGTATATGGCGGCATTGGCATTGTTGGATCATCTATATTTACTTTTATACAAAAACAATTTTCATCAGGCATTGATTGATATTTCATAGTCTGATCTTTTTGATAAGCACTATACATTGATACAAATGGATCTCCATAAAATTGTAATTGCTCTTGTCTATTTGTAAAATAACTCATATCCATAGAAAAACTTAATGTACCATCAGTATACATTCCTGTTACCTTACAATAATTATAAGGCAATGGTAAAATAAATAGACCAGTATCATCATAATAAATACATCCATATGCAGTATCTTCTCTCCAAGCAATAAGATTCATTTTTAGAATTTCTGACTGTAAATTAATACTATCAAGAACCCTTGCTGTATTATAAAATTGCTTTAAAGAAGATTGTGTATCATTTGTTTTTGTTAAATTTATTAAAGGTATAATACTTCTAAAGTCTGGATTTATCATAGAAGCATTATACCAAATAATTTTTCTATAAGGATTACTTCTTGTGTATAAATATCTACTTAATTCTACTAATTTTAAATAATAACTAGCAGGATTCTTTAAATAAGTTCTTAAAGTCTCTCTACTAAAAGTAGTGTAAGTACGTGTCTCTGATTTAGAAGGATTAATTAATTGTAATGTATCTTTTATCTTTTGCGCATAACTACGTATTTCTTCTGCTGAATGAGTTTGAATTACTTCTTTTTTTACAGACGGTCTACGTCCGCGTTTAGTAACAGTTCCATTACTTTCTGTCAACTTAACAGGCATTTATTCTCCTTTCTTTCTCAGTCGAACATTTTATATCTTTTTACGGTTCTTATCGGTAAAGTATTTCCTAAAATTATTTTTTCTATTTCAGATTTTTCTGGTTTTAATAAACGCTCCAATTGACATTGCACGTAATAGTTGTAAGACATACTTGAATATCTATCTTTACGAGTTCCAGATCTTTCAAAAACTCTTACTGTATTACCTGTCGCTTCGTATTCCAAATTAAGTAATTCATTAATAGAAGCTGTGGTATGAATATAAGATGCTTTTAAATTTACTTGATCTACTGGATTCATTTTTATATAATTTTTAACAGAAGTCTTTAATATTTCATCTGCTTCAAATTCAGACACTAATAGATTAACTTTATTAAGCTGAAATCCGTTTCTTAAATTTTTAGCTGCGTCACTATTAAAAATAGGAGAACCAAGTATTCCCCAAATTACTTTATTAGCATTTTTTATTTTACATCTTGAAGCATAATCTTCAAGGGTAGCTCTGTTACTACCTGCGAGTCTTAATTGCTTATCACTGATAGTCATGGCTTTATAAGTTACTCCAGTAGCGGGGTCAAATTGATCTCTTATAATAAAATCATATACACCCACTCCAAGACCCTTTATATCCACTGCTATATCTGTACAATTATATTCATAAAATAATCTCATGACTCGTAGTCCTAATTCATCTGTAGTCATACCTTCATGACTTTCATAATATAAGAAATTTCCAGTATACGAAGTTTGACTAGATTTTATTACATTATTAATCTGTAAGGATGCAGAGTCATTTGCTCTATTTTTAGAAGAAAGCAACGCTATATCTACTGATAAAATACGTCTTTCATTAGCTAATAATTTAGGTATTTTAAGATCTTTTATATTTTTATATATCTCTGGAGAAAAATAGCTATTCTTTAATTTACGACATTTAGAAACATCATTATAATTAAAGAATGATCCGTCAGTATCTCCAAAAAATAAACATTCCAATTCCATTTGAAATTTTAAAGGATCAAAATCAGCTTCAGACATTTCATCTTCTATCTGACTTCTATCAAACATTTTTTCCTTAATGGAAAGTTGATAAGGTAATGCACAACAAAAATATTTTCTTGTATCATCAAGCATATTTACAAAATATGCCTTTAATTTATCATATGACCAATGACTTTGATACCAAGCCGAACTCATATAAATTTCTTTATTTCTTTCAAGTAAATCAGCATATTCCGGTTTAGAAATATACCCCGGTCTTCTTGGTGCTGTAAGAAATCTACGAAGTACTGTATTAATAACATTAAGATCTACCATACGAAATTCATCAATAATAATAATATTCGCTCTTGCAGATCTAGCATTGTCAGAAGCAGTAACCACCTTTATATAAGAGCCATTTTTAAATTTACATTCGGCTTTATTTTGACCTATTGTAATAATTTTTATTTCAGAACGTAGATTTAAAGAACCCCATCCATAGTTTATCATAAAATCATCTTCAATTTTACTTAGTACTTCATTGGCTTGTGATCTACAACTTGATGCAATTACAATTTTAGTCCCCGGAAATAATATACATCTAATAACACAAAATAAAGCAGTAAGCCAAGTTTTTCCAGATCCTCTTGCCGCAATATACATAAAATAATTTTCATGCATCAAAGCATAAATTAAAATTTTTTGAAATAATGCGAGTTTAATATTTAAAAATTCTTTTACAAAACGTTGAGGATTTTCTCTATAAAAACTAGCGCGTCTTGCAATTGTAGTCATTACTCTTTTATATTTATCAAGATTTAATTCTTTTTCGCTCTTTTTTTGTTCTGCCATAATATCACCTATTCTTCATCTTGGTCAGAACTTCCAAAAATATGATTAAATAAATCTTCTTGATCTGTTTCTTCATTATAATTTGGTTTTTCAACTGTATATTTTTTCATAACTCCATCATATAAATTAGAAAAAGCATTTTTAAGTTTTAATACTTTTGCTAAATGACCCCTGAAAAATACATCTATATATAAACCAATTTTATCTATATCTTTAAACTGTTCATCTACTTCTGGAATTGGTTCATTTTCTTCCCATTTTTGAATAAGCGTACCAAAAGTTTGTGCTTCTGAAATAGCATCATTTGAATTTTGTTTTGGTTGCAAATTTCCTGTAGACAATAAATTTTGATAAGTAGCGTCAAGATCTTTAGTACTTTCTGATCTACGAGTTGCTTGTAAAATTTCCCATTGTTTTAAACATATTCTTTTAAATATTTCTTCTTGTGCTTTAGTTTTACATTCATGTCTTGAAACCCAATCATCATATTCATTCTGACAATAAATATATGCTTCATCAGGTAAACCAAAACCAAAGAACTTTTTACTTTTTTCAATTTTATCTACTATTTTATCTTTTAATTCAGTTTCATCTAAATATTCAAGACCACTTACAATAGTATATTCACCTTCTAAAATATTCTGAAAAGTTAATTTTTTAGAATTAATTGATAAAAATTCTCTATCACTATCATCAAATCCATAAATTCCATATGAAGGACAGCATATTATTATTACATATGCATCCCAAATTGATTTATGTCTAGTATTTTTATCATTATAGGAATTAATAGCATCAACTATTTTATTTTTATATAAAACAAAATCTGCTTTTTTTGCGGCAGAAAGAAAAGTTTCAAAAGTTTCTTTACTAGTACCGTCAGATGGATTATACCCATTTGCTATTTTATTTAAACAAGTACTACATATTGGTATTAGACCAGTAGCAGTTTTACTACTAGATAAAAATTCTGATCTAACCGTCATTCTGCCACAATTGTGACACATATATTTTTTCTTGTAAAGTTCAAATTCATTAAATAATTTATTATATTCATTTCTTACTTTTAAAGCTGTCATTTGTGATGTTTTATCAATCAGACCATCTTTATCTTCTATTGGTATACCACAAATTTTTTGAGCAAGAAGTTTTTTTGTTTCTTCTTCTTCAAATTTCTTTTTTTCACTAAGAGATTTTTTATCTTCTTTTATTATTTCCCGTTCTACAAAAGAAACAGCTCGTTCTAAAGCTATACCTTGATCCTTATTCATCGTTTTATTTCTCCTTTTATTTCTTATATATAAAATTTACTGGGAATAAATTAATATTCCCAGTAATATATTTTTATTAATTTATTATGAGCTGTAAGTATCACTGTTATACTTTGTGTAGATAAAACAAATATTAATTAGGCAGTACGTTTCCACATATAAACTGTAATATATGGTTGTATAATAGAATGATATCCATTTCCACCTTCATAACTAGTATAATCTGTACCTGTTGTTTCATCAGCCGCATTATTTCCACCAGAACCACACGATTGTGTATAACTATGATTTTGAAACGAATGTCTATGTTGTGGCATTTCTGCTATGGTCAGTTGATGCGTATATTCTCCACCAGTAGTTGTAGTTGAAAATGCTCTTTGAGTGCCATTTGTATCAGTTCCTGTACCAGCACCAATCAAAACCCTACCTGATCCATATTGTACCCATGTTCCAAATCCTAAGTATGTAGATGGATTAGCTGAATTTTCAGTAATTTCTATATGTCCAACAGGATACATTAAATTTGCAACTTGTGTCATAAGACTTACTGCATTTACAGCAGAAGATCCAATTTGTCTAATTATTGCCTTACTACCATTATTTGAACGAAATGTTGATGTACAATAACTAAGTATTATTCTTAATTTTACAGTTTGATTAGTTGTCGGAGTATAAATAGCATGTATTTCGATATTATCACATTCAGGAACAGTTCTAGTAGATGGAACCAATATACCAACACTTTGAAAATTTGGTAACAATGATACATTTGTTGTTGCATCTACCCAATCTATTGTATTAAATCCTCCAGTAGCATCTGAATAACTTGTAAAGGCTGGTTCTCCTATAAGTTCATAAGTTTTTCCTGCCGATAAAGTAGCAACACCAGTTGTTGTATTATAAGGAATATTACCAGATACAATAGAATTAAATATTAAATCACTATTTTGTCCCATTCCTGTTACATCTGATGTAATTCTTGCCACATTAAGATAATCCATAGTATTTATTACAGGTGCAGACTGAGATAATACACTTATTTTTATCCTAGACATTCCTGCCCCATAAATTGTATTTGTTCCGACAATAGTTGTGATTCTTAATTTTACTATGGTATCAACTGTCGTGGTTATAATATGAGATGTACAATTTAAAGTACCACAATTATATGTATAGGTAGTAGGTCTTAATACCGTTTGTGCCCCAAGTATAACATTAGATACATCTGCCCAATTAATTCTTATTTCTCCATTTGCGGCACCAAAATCAGCCATAAAATAGGCTTCTAATAAATATGTTTTTCCTGCTTTTAAGGTAAAATTATTATCAGATAATGATATATCTGAACCCGCAAAATTTAATGTTATTGGTGTTATATCTGAAATTGTGGATACAGTTCCTTGAGTTGGCGCTCCATAATAATAACTAGCTTGTGTAAAAACAGTTGTTCTGTTATCTGCTACAATTATATCATTATATCCATCAGAACGAATAACAACAGATTCACCTTTATTACATAAATAAACAGGATTTGTTGAACCTTCTAATAATTCACTTCCGTAAGGTTTTATACAAACTACATTAGATGAATTGTCAACTTTTTTTATTTCTATTAATTTTCCAGTATTACCAGATGCAGTTAATAAAGTAATGGTTCTAGTAGAAGAAGAACTATCTACTTCTAATGTTGTAAACCACGCATTAGGAGAACCGTCAACATTTAATGTCTGAATAGTATTTATACCACTACCAGAACTCCCTAAAGATTCCCAATAAGCAGATTCCGTTGAACCAAAAGTTGTTCCTGTAGTTCTAGCTGATAATGAACGAATAAATTGTCCGATTAAAAATGATCCATAACTGGTAGTACATTTTCTTACTTCTCCAAGTCTTACAACTGTACTTGCAGACCAATCTAAAACTGTTGAACTATCTGCTATATTTAATTTATTATTTAAAGCCGTTTGTGTTGCGGTAGAAATTGGCTTATTTGCATCAGAAGTATTATTAACCTGATCAAGACCAATATCTGTTTTAGCTAAAGTTACAACACCAGTTTTACCATTTACAGACACAACCTGACTTGATACATTTCCCATTGAAAGCCAATTTGCAGAAATAGAAGGATCTAAATTAGCATTTATCCCATAAGCATTTTTAGTATCTGCTTCTATGGCTACCATAAAATCTGAACATAAAGCAAGTGCCAATCTAGCCGCAGTATTTGTAACACCTAAAATTTTAGCACCATTTATTGTTAAATATGTTAAATCTACTTTCCCATTTGCATTTAAAGGAACAACGCCATTTGAAGCACCTTTTTGAGATAATGGTATTTGAGCATCATTCGTAACATTACCCAATCCTATATCAGAAGAAGTAGGCATATGTGATAATTTACCACTTACATTAAGTGTCTCAACTCCATTAGCAATTCCCATTTCTGTACGTTTTACTTGTGAATCATTCGTTACATTAGATAAATTAACATCATCTTTTGTTAAACTTACAACTCCGAATCTACCATTTACAGAAGATACCTCAGTTATACCAGCATTCATAAGTGATAACGCTCTTGCAATCATATCTATTGCCATAATTATTCACCTATTGCTCTTCCATAAACAAATACAGGATCTCCACTGGTATCGGTAATATTTACTCTTATTTTATTAAGACCCGCTACTGGAAAATTATAAAAATAATTTGTATCATTTGTAGAAGTTACTATCGAATATGGAATAGATTCTTTTATAACAGGAATAGATTTATAATTGTTTAAATCTGCTTCACCTTCGAAATTTACAGTAACAGTACCAACAGTTGCGATTTCTATTCTTACACCCTCCTCATATGATGATACATTAATTTCATTTCCATAACCAGTTGTCGTAGTACCATCGTGGAATTTTATAATTCTTTGAAAGATTGGCATGACTAACTCCTTTCTATGCATAGCATATGAGATTTTTAATAATATAATAAGTTGTCATACTTATTATAGAGCCACAGGAAGGAGTCGAACCCTCGACCTTCTCCTTACAAGGGAGTCGTTCTTCCAACTGAACTACTGTGGCACAATACCCCTAAAGAATGTTAATCTATCTCTAGGGGTTAAACTCATAATTAAATATGAGTACTTTTTATTTAATTTAAACAAACTAATTTAGTTTTATCTTTAATAATATTTCCATTTTTATCTTGACAGATATATATAAATCCTTCTTTTTGAGAATTTACAAGCGCTCCATCTGAATAATTAATGGCTTTTACATCACAGACACAACCTTGTTCATAAATAGTTGTATTACCAATTACATATTCTCCAACTCTATGAGTGTGTGCCATAATTAAAGATGTAAAATTGTATCCCTCATTTCTAAAATATAACATTGCTTTTTCAGAAGTTTTTAATATTCCACTAGAAAAAGCAAGAGGGTGACAAAAAATAGTTTGTCCAATCTGTGAAAACCAATTATCTGTATATTCAATTTCAACATCATCAATTACTTCAATAAGTGGTTTATATTCAATCTTTGTTCTCTCTAATTTGTTATAATGTTTAAATCCATCAACAAAAATTAATTCTAAAGAAGTCTTTGGCATTAATTCAAGTAAATCTGTATCTAAATTCTTAGCAAAATAACTTTGAAATCTTAAATCATGATTTCCATAATTGATAGATACTTTTTTAGGTTTAATTAATTCTATTAAAGCAAGAATATATTGTCTTGTTTCAATTAATTCTTCCATTGGACTAACTCTATAAGTTTTCGGAAATTTAGAAATTGCTTGACAATCTGATAAATCTCCATTTAATTGTAATATGTCTACGCACCCAACATAATCTTTAAAAGTCTCAACAGGTAATTGAAAAGGTATATGAAAATCACTAATACTCAAAATTCTTTTATAAATACCACTTTCATCTTTAGTACGTTCATAAATACGTCCCATATTAAATGACTTATAATGTTTTCTATAAGTGCTTTCTCCAAAATCATTACCAGTTTCATAATTTAATAATTTGGATATATCCACAGTATTAATACCATATAGATTTTTATTTTCAAAAAGTCTCACAAAATAATCGGTATAATCTTCATTCTTTTGTCTTTTAATAACATCCTTAGTATTATCTAAAACATTGAAATTTAATTCTTCTTTCGTTTCACTTTCACCATTTTTATAAATATCCATATGTCTCCGTTTCTATCCCTTAACGATAATCTGATTTTTATAATCTGTTAATACTCTGATCAATTTAGAACTTTCTGTTGCAAAGTATGTTGTCTTTTTACCCATACTTCTAGTTCTGTGTAAATCTGTCGTATATACAAAACCTTTACCCTGCAAATATTCTTTTTCTCTTTTAGATATCTCTACCATACGCTTCTCCATTTAATTCTTTGTTTTTATATTTTTCTTTATAAGCATAAAATTCGTCAAAATAGAATTTACGATTTTCACTTGTAATTACTTTTTTATCCAACCAATTTAATAATTGTACTTCTCTAATTAAAAAAGTATCTTCCTTAACCACCTTTAATTCACAATATCCTCGTGATATATTGTGCTTTAAAGAAGTATCAATATTGGTTACGATATTTACATGATGTTGACAAGCAAATCTTGAACCACTTAATTGTAATTCTTTATAATTAATACCTTTAGCAATTTTACGTTTTTCTTGATCTTTAGTAGCTATTTTACCATTCGTTGTCCTTAAAATTCTATCTTTCAAATATATTAAACAAATTTGAACGCTTGGTAAGATATTTATAATTAATGGTTTTTCAACATCTTTCAGAATACCTTTTTCAATTATAATTTGTTCTCCTGTATTTAAAATTTCTTTAATATCTGTTTCTCTAAATCCCGTCTTTTGTGCAATAATATGTATATATTCATTAAAATCAATAAGATCTGCTATTTCTTTTATTCTTTTAAAATCACTAGGAGTATAATTAATGTTCCTGCGATTATAATTTCTTTTCCTTTTTTCTGTGTCCATTTTTCTCTCTCCATAATACACCCATTATACTTTCTAAAAAGCCGCAGTTATACGGCATATCAAAAAATTAATTCGGCAGTTTTTAAGAGTTTTTTATTTATTTTTTATCCCCTTCATATTGCACCTATTAGCTTTTTGATATATTATAGCATTTATGCGGCTTTTAAGAAATATCTAAAATTAATTCGGCAGTTTTTTGAATTGATCTAAAAACTTAGTTTTATTTGTTTTATAAAGCATATTTAAAATCTTACGTGTATATTTAACATTTTTACCTTTTGTCAATTTACTAGCACCAACTCCAGTATCTATACCAAATGCAGTTTCAATTAATCTATTGATTGTTACTACATTGGTAATTTTTATTTTATTTAACTGGCTAATAAAGTCTTCTGTTACTTTTAAATATTCTTCTAAATTGTCAAGACTAAGTGCTCGATTATGTTTGATATAATTATCATATTTATTAATTATCGTAATAAATTTCTGCATCTGTCTATTATTTGGTTTACCCACTAACTTAATAAAAAATTCATTTATAGGAATAGATATAGAAGTAGAATTATTTTTTATATCATCTAAACATTCTTCTAACCAATTCATTGGACAAGTTAAATCGGAATTAATTCTTTGCTTAATTTTATTTTTACTTCGTTGTACTTGTTCAAAAGGAATTTCTTTTCCATCTTTTGTATATTTAATTTCTCTAGTATATTTCATAAAAGTCGGAAAATCTTTTTTCAAAGTAAGTATATCTCCAGTGGCAGTTATAAAATCTTTTGTACAAACCATAGACGGTAATCTACTTATTCTTGCAATTTCTTGTAAAGCATCTATTTCATATTCTCTTTTACAACTATCAATTACAACTTGAGCAAGTACACTAAGTATTACAAAATTATTATATAATTCTTTTAGTATTTGCTGATTAGGATGTTCTTTTGCAAGTTCTGTCCAATAATAAGTTATAGCTAATTGAGCTAAATTACTAGAATAACCAATTCCCATACGAGATTTAGAAAATTTATTATCCATCTCTGCATAATCTGATTTAAGATTTTTATAAGTAATACCACTTTCTTTTAAATCATTTACTATTGTCTTATACTCTAAAAAACATCGTTTAGCATTTAACACAATAACAGGATTATCAGTAGCTAAAATAAAATCTGAATCATAATCACATCCGTTCAACCGAGCTTGTATATCTGTATGAATTCCATTAACAGCTATAGTATTTCTACTTAGACAAATATATTTAGTTAGTCTATCACTACGTTGTTTATCAATATTAAACAAGTAGCAACAATTATTGGGACTATTATGTGGTGATCTAAATCCCGCTAAGAAAATTTCATTGTCAAATCTAGGTGTATAACATTCTATTGAATCGTGCCTTTGTTTAAATATTTCTCCTTTATCTCCCATTGCATATAACAATAATTCATATGGATTACCACATATCGTTAAGTTATCTCCGTTAATAAATATTTTACCTTTACGCATACGTTTTACATATTGCTTAATGATATCAGTTTTTTCTCTTCTGAAAAAACTACAATTACTAAATTCATGATTTTGTTTATAAAGATCTGCAAGCATTTCATAATTATTAATTTCATTATTGTTCTTGCGTAAGAACTTTTCAAATTCATTATTATCAGTTTTTAATTTTTCAATATAAGTAACACTATCAGAAGCAATATATCTCATTTCTTCTTCGGTACAGGGTAATGTATTAACCATCTGATAACTTAATTGTTGATTATTACCTAGTTTACTTATATGGTCTGTTTTTACTATTCCCCAGATATCTCCATCAGCATGTATTCTATCACACCAATATTCATAAGGATTATCTCCCATTAAGTTCATAAACTTTTTCCACTTAATAGCATTATCTGTAGTAATCATTTTAATATCTTTTACAAAATGTAATTTACCAAACATATCATGTATTTGATAAGTATTATAATCTAAATTATGTGAGCGACAATAATCTCTAAAAAATAATTGTAAGTTAGATCTAAACCCACAAGCTTTAAATAAATGATTTCTAAGTAGAATGGTTGTATTAATAAATTCTGGTAAAATATTATTTTCTACTAAAGCCATTCCATCCCATAATGTACTTTTTATTTGTGTTTCTTTTTGAGTAACAATACAGTGTTTATTTTTATCTGCCATAACAACATTAGCAATAGCGGTAAAGAAAGAATCTTGATCTTTTAAAATTAAGATATCTTCAACCGGTATATGTATACTATCAATAATAGTAGATGTGGTTAAAGGAGCATAAGCAGACATTTCTACGATCTTTGCATTATCTTTATCCATTTTATCCCCAAGACCAATAGTAAGCCAATCATAAGCTTTCTTATATAACTTAGAATTAATAAACATTACCTGACCAAGTTTAGCTTTAGCGTTAGTACGAAATAACATTTCATAATGAATTGTAACATCATTAATCCACTTGTTTAATTCCTTATCAAATTTCTTATAAGTGATATCTACACCATGTTCATAAAAAGCTGTTCTAATTGCTTCTCGCTTTAATGGAGAATATAGTTCTTTCTTCTGTTCAATATTTTGTAAAGTATTTAAAACTCTTTTTTTGGTATCTTCATCTTGTACCTGTGATAGAAATCTAGTTAGACGTTTATGTTCTGCATCATAATCTCTACTACCAAAATCATAATCCAAACAGATTATATCTCTAGTACTTTCTTTCTTATGAACACTTAATCCGTTACGTTGTAAAAAGAAGTTAAACAGACTGTTACTAAACATAGCATCAGTATAAGTGAAGTAATCTCTTATACCAAGATTCACATCATATATCATACCAGCTGATATATTCTTAATTTTTAATCCATAAGTAGTCACATTTTTCCTCCATCTAAATATAGTTTTTTAAAATTTACAAGTTTTGATGTCAAAATTCCTTTATTTTACGGTAAATGTTATCACTAAAATTTTACTTATATTTACCCAATGCATAGCCAGCTACAAGGCATCTAGTATTAACTATAATATTAACTATAATATTAACTATTAATAACGATTATATAATAAAAGATATAATAATAAAACATAATATATATAATAAGAAAATTGTTCTATGTGGACGTAGTTTTGCGAAGCAAAAGTACGTTTACATAAACATTTAACCGCGAACGAATGAACACACGACAGTGTGGAATGAGAGAGCGAGTTAAATATAATAAAAGATATAATAATAGAGAGAGTTAATTATATAAGTATTTAATCTTTTAATATATAAGTAAATTAATATTTTATATTATATTATAACATTTATAATATAATTGAGAAAAGATACAATAGTTAAAATTATTAGTCATATAATCTTTTGACTTATAGATATAAGTAACTCATGAAAATGAGTGGTAATAATATAACCTTTTTACCTTTTTATATATTTGTCTATTAAATTATATAAAAACTCCATATCATAATCTATTTGTTCTCCTTTTTTATTTATAAAAGACGTATGTTGCTCTATATATGCTTTAAATTTATTAATGAACATATCATTTAATATTTGTTGATATTCATTTATTTTTTCTTTATCTAATTTTTGTACATCTCTATTTAATAATCTAATTTTCATACAAGAAAATATAGTATCATATTTAGAAAAGAAATTTTTATATTGAATTACTTTATTATGAAAAATTACTTCACAATAATTATTAAGTCCTAAACTCTTTAACGCTAATTGTTCTATTTCATATATTTCTTCTAATTCCATTTCACTTGCAACATGATTATTTATCATATAGGTATTATATATTTCTATAATTCCTTGTCGTTCCATTTTATGTAACGCATATTTTATAAAAGTATTAAATCTATTAAAAAGTAAATTAGTAAAATGTCTGGTTTCAAAAATTTTTTCTTCTTTACTTAAATTATGACTTTGATAATTAATATTTATTATTCCCAATAATTTTGCTATATCGGTAACAGTATAACATTTATCTTCTAATACATTACATAAAATTGGTATTGTATATGATACATAACATTTTCTTATATGTTGTACTTTCTTCTTTTCTTTTTTTTCCTTTTCTTTCTTTTTAATTTCTGGTTGTAATTCATATATATCTTTTACTGTAAGTTGTTGCCCTGAATATCCTAACATTACTACTGAATTAATTATTCTTAATTGCGCCGCTTTAGAACAAGATTTTCCTAATGGAATATTAAGATAATTACATAATTCTTTATAATTCTTAAATACTTGTCCTACATATAATAAATGTCTTATTTTTTTTCTTTCCTCTTTTTTTTGTTCTGCTGATAATTTACTACTTCTAATGTTCATGTTTCATTTTTTCTCCTTTTTATTTATACAAAACTTGTTTGTGAACTAATTCTATCATATTTTAATTAGAAAGTCAAGTAAAAGTTATAAAAAGTATTACTTACTTATATAATAAAATATTAATAAGTAATGCAAAAATTATTAAAAATATTTCTTTTTTCTCTTGACATTTATATATTAATATGATAAAATTAACTTAACAATAAAACGAAAGAAAGAGAGGAAACTTATATGCAATTATTCTTATTTTTAATTTTTTTATTTCTATTAATTGTATGTCCACCTTTAGGATTTGGTTTATTACTTATAGTATTAGCTTATAAAATTTTTTGTAAATAAGGAGAATAGTAATGTCAGCAAAACCAGATTTTAATATATTAATAGAAACTTATAGAGGTCAACCAGTTATTAGTTTATTTGAAGTATCTATTATTACTGGTATGACATATAAAACTATTAAAGAAGCCGCAGAATTTTTACAATACTTATTTCAAGGAGAAGATCATTTTCATATTTTTAAATGTAAATTAGATGGTATCAATGTTAATAATTTAAAATATAAAGTAATTATTGATTATTACTATGCTGATTTCACTGGAGCTTTAATGATTATAAAATTATGTAAAAACAAGTACGCTAAATATATTGAAGATCGTTATCTAAAAACATTTCAAGAAGCAGTAAGTCATATAAAAACTTTAAAAGAAGTTGATAGAACCAATTTTAAATTACTTGGACGTGGAGAGGGACATAGATTTTTTAGAACTCAAGATTATATAGAGACAAAAGAAAAAGCAACAAGAGAAAAAATCATATGGAGTACTAAAGGACATAGTGGTTGGTCTTATACAGAAAAATCTTTTACGGAGATGACAAAAGAGTGAATTTAGAAGAAAATATTATTAAAGAAATTGGTAAAAAATCTTTACAATTATTTCAAGCAAGTCTATGTGCTAGTATAGATATAGAAGAATATTCTTGGTCTTATGATACTTTAAATAAATTAGTATATAATTTAGATAAAGAGAAATATAGCAGATATAGAACACCTACTGTAAATAAAAACTTTTATGAATTAACTTGTAATATAATGTATTTAATTAAATTATCTGGAAACAATATTATTCAGGTAACTATATATAAAGATAATAATAATAAAATATGTGATTGGAAACACATTAAACTTACTTTTTTTAGGAAAAAATAAATATAGACTTAGAGAAATTATTTTACGCAAAGTATTAAATGATAAAAATAAAAATGAAATTAAAGTTAAATATCTTGGAGAAAAAGTAATTAATTATACTATTAAACCACATGATTTTAAAAATATGGTACTTAAATCAGAAATAAAAGATAGAATTATTAATGGATTGACTTATTGGAATGAAAAGAAAGAATGGTATAAATCGCATCAACTTGTACATAAAATAGGTGTTCTTCTATATGGTAAACCCGGAACAGGTAAATCTACAATAGCTAGATGTATTAGTAATATGTTTGATAATGCTACTATACTTGTTATTAATCCTAATGATATTATGATATCTGTAGCAAAGATATTAGAGGAAAGAAAAAAGAGTATTGGAAAACTTATTATACTTATTGAAGATTTTGATATGTATTTTTATGATAGAAGTAAACAAGAAACGGAAGAAACAAAGAAAAAAGCTAATAATCAAAATGTTCTTTTTCAAATACTTGATGGAGTGTATTCAACAGAAGATACAATCTATATCGCTACTACTAATTATAAAGATAAAATTGATGCTGGAATGATTAGATATGGAAGTTTTGATATTCAAGAAGAAATAGGATACTTTGATAAAGATATGTGTGATCAATTTTGTATTATGATGAATACTAAATTAGATACAGAATATCCATCAGAATTAGTAGAACCTGCATGGTTACAAGGTAAAATAATGGAATTAAATAGTAAAAAACAATAAAAAATATATATTTTTATGTAAAAACTATTAAAAAACTATTAAAAAGTATATAAAAACAAGGAAAAAAGGATAAAAATGAGAAGAAAACTAGCAATTGCAGTCAATCCTGACGCAAAAAGAGAAGAAAATGACTATTATGCAACAGATCCTAATGCAATGAGAATAGTAGTTCCATTGTTAAAAGAATTAGGAATAAGTAATAATATATGGGAATGTTCATGTGGAGAGGGACATTTAAGTAAAGTATTAGTTGAACAAGGTTTTAATGTACGCTCCACCGATTTAATTAATAGAGGTTTTGGTGAAGTACAAAACTTTTTAACCCGTACAGAAAAATGGAATGGTGATATTTTAACTAATCCACCTTTTAAATTAGCAGAAGAATTCGTAGAAAAAAGTATGGAATTATTGGAAGATGGAAATAAAGCTATATTTTTTCTTAAAGTTCAATTCTTAGAAAGTGAATCACGAAAGAAACTTTTTGAAAAATATAATCCTAAATTTGTTATTGTAAATTCTAAACGACAACAATGTGCAATGAATGGTGATTTTGAACATTATCATGTAAATACTATATGTTACTGTTGGTTTATTTTTGAAAAAGGATATAAAGGAGATAGTAAATTATTATGGGTTTAATTAAAAAGTATTTAGATAGTTATTATGCATTGGATCATGAAATATTGAATAGTGAAATAAAATTATTAAAAGAAAAAGAAATTAAAGAATTAACAATACAAATTAATGATTTAAAAGAAGAAATAAGTCTTATTAAATTTCCTAATGGAAGATTAATATCAAAGTATGTATTTAAAGGAGCACTAAATTATTTTGTAACAGGCATTGTGTATAATTACAAAAATAAAAATTATATATTACCTACTGATAAGACAGATATAAAAAATAATTATACTTTTATAAGAGAAAATAATATGATATATATTTCTTTAGAAGATGAATTTTTTGTTATTAAAAATGAAAATATAATTAGAACAGATAGTAGATGGAGAATAATCTAAAGAAAAGAGAATAATACAATGATGATGATATTAAAAAAGAAGATGATTTTGTTAAATTAATGATAGGTTGAATGTATTGTATGATTTCATTAGGTATTACACTTATCGCTTTATTAATATTATTTTGTAAAGTATTTTTAAAAAAGGAGAAAAATGTGCGATTTTAGAAATCATAATTTAATAGAAATATATAGGAAAAATGGTTCAGAATTTAGTGAAGATATTATAGTTAGATGGTGTGTGGATTGTGGTGGAGTTGTAGTAGATGAAGAAATAGATGGAAGATTATATAATCATTATATGAAAATGAAATTTTCTAAAATTACTTATGATTATTTAAAAGAGCATAAAGGAGAAAAAATTAAATGATAATATGGATGGCTTTAATTTTATTAATTATTACAGATATTGTTTTATTTATTCTTAATCGTTGGAGTTATAGTCAACTTGAAAATATAGATGATAATCAAAGAAATGCATATTATAAAATTATTCAGAGGATAGAAAATGTACCTGTTATATCTATTTATTTATATCTTGCAATATTAGTAATATGTCTTTGTAGTTGTTTCGCTACTGTTTTATTTTCAAATTATAAATATTCATCATACAAAGAATGTAAAGAAATTAAAATTTGTAGTATGAATAATACGACAGATAATTATTATAAATTAGATAATGATAATAATAAATATTCTTATATGGAATTGTGTTCAGATGATAGTAAACAATTTAGTAAATTAGATGCACAGAATACAAAAATTATTAATAATAGTAAAGATAATAAAATAGTATTTTATAAAAGTACCGGAATATTAAAAGATCCTTTACTTGGAATATGTTATGATAAAGATACTGAATATTAATATAAAATATGTTTAAAGGGAGACAAATAAAATGATGGCACAAGATATTTTTAATATTATAATTATAGTTACAATTATTTTTAGTATAGTATTATTTGTTATACATGATCGTAAAATGGATAAAAAAATTCAGGAATTAGAAAGAATAAGAAAACATTATACAAATGGATTGGGAAGATTTGATAATTAAGGGAGATAAATAATATGACAATAAATGAAGAAGTGAAAGAATTAATACATAATAAATTTTCAGAAATAGATGATAAATTAGTAGATATAATTAATGATATTGGGAATTTTGATTTAACCAAAAGAAAAGAAATAATGAATAGATTAGAAGAAATAAGAAAGTGGGTATATTAAAATGACATTTAAAGAAGCTTATATGCAGTGTAAAACATTTGAGAATTTAGATAGAATGGTAAAACGAGATACCAAATTTGCAATGGTACTCAATCCGGATAGACTTAGAGTAATTGAAAAAGCAATGAGTGAAACTATTAATGAAAAGGGATGGGAAGAATATGTCAAGTAAAGTGATTGAAAAATAATTAAATATATGGTATAATTAGATAAAAGGAGAAAGCTATAAAATATATGGGAAGTAAAAGTAGAATTGCTAGATATATAGTACCAATAATTCAAAAATAAATTGATGATAATCATATTAATACTTATATAGAACCTTTTACTGGTGGTATGAATATTATTGATAAAATTCATTGTGAACAAAGAATAGCAATAGATAATAATAAATATTTGATTGCGTTATTTAGACATTTACAATGTGATGGTAAATTATTAGATAGTGTAATATGATGATATACGAAGTACTTATAAAAATATAGATTGTAAATATGAAGATTGGTTAATAGATAATATTGGATTTCTAGCTAATTATAATGAAAAATTTTTTGATGGTGGTTATGCTAAAAATGGTATAGAAAAAATAAAAATGAAAGATGGTATTGTTAAAGAAAGATATAGAGATTATTATCAAGAAGCAAAAAATAATATAGAAGAACAAAGTAAATTAATTAAAGACATTATATTAGGTATAGATGATTATAGAGAATGTGTTGCTAATATGGAATATAACTGCGTTATATATTGTGATCCACCTTATGCTAATACAAAGGAATATAATAATGCAAAAGGATTTAACTATGACGAATTTTGGGATTTAATGAGAATATGGTCTAAAAATAATATTGTATTAATTAGTGAAGAACATGTACCAAAAGATTTTAAATGTATATGGGAAAAAGAAACAAGTAGAAGTATTAAAGCTGGTGATAAAAGTACATCAGTAGAAAAATTATGGAGATACCATTTGGACAATGGATCAAAGAAAGAAGATTAAATTATGATATTAAATGTAAATGGATTAACAAAAGAACAAATTTCTTTATTAGAAAGTCAATGTGATAAGTATAAAGCAGAGAATGCTAAAACTAAATTTCAGATTGATTATACAAATGGATATGTGGCAACATCACCAACTTATACAAGTGGATTAACTTCAAATATTACAGATAAAACACAGATCGATACACTTGGATTATTGGGATTATATCGTGATACAAAAGTAGATTTAGATAAAGTATTAACTAAAATAAAAATTCACGAACAATTAAGACGTTGGAGTTTACTGTGTAGTGATAAAATTGATTGGACTAATGGAGATCAATTAAAATTTTATATATGTAAAGTTTATCAGGGAGTAAATACTCATGTGGAAATAGTTTATTCACAAGTGAACGCCGGTAATCATATTTATTTTACTGATAAAGATGTTCTAGTGAGAGCAATACAATCTATTGGTGAACAAAATTTGTTTGATAATTATTTTATTCAACTATGAGAATACAAGATATTAAAATTGGAGAATGGTATAGACTTCAAAATACAAGTGGAGAATTTTGTAAATATTATGGATGGGTTAAAGTGTTGGAAATTTATAAAAAGAATGATTACAATAATCCTCTAAGAAATAAAAAGTCAGTAGTTAAATGTAAACATGTTATTAATAAACGAAATACCGCTGGATTTATTAGATACTTTAACCCAAAAGAATTAGTAGGTACTAAAGGAGAATAAAATGGATATATATTATTTGAAAGTTAATACACAAAAAGAGTCAGGAAAAAATTTCTTGGCTCTTTACGGAATAACAGAAAAAGATTTATTTGATAGAAGATACAGGGTAGAACATAGTATATGTGTTACTGTATATGAAGATAGACATACGTTTTATATAACCGCCCCTTGGGGATACGGTGATAGACTAGTTTCCAGAATTATGGAAAATTCTAATGAAGATTTAAGTGAAGTATTATTTGGTTGGAATATTAATGAAACATATCATGTTAATGGACTTGGTAGTATGGAAGAAAGAGAAGATATAGATGGAAAAAAATGGCTTGAATGGACACAAATTAATATAGGAACGATTTATAATAAAGATTGAATATAAAAGGAGAAGTAAATGATAAAAGCATATTCTCGTGGATGGGAAATATACTATGATGGAAATAATTGGAGATATACAGATACAAATAAAATTGATAATGATTTAAGATCATGTAAAAATTGTGGTAAATTTACAACAAAAGAAGGATATGATGCTTGTATAGGATATATTGATGGAGCAAAATCTGCATGTTGTGGTCATGGAGTTAAAAAGAGTTATATAATTTATTAAAAAAATTTTGAATTAAAAGGAGAAATAAATAAATGAAAACGATTTTATATATTTATTTAGGGATTAGCATATTAACATTTATTATGTGTACTTTAGAAGATATAAGTGCAATCCACAGAGCTAAGAGTATTCTAATTAAAAGGGGTAAATCAGATATTGCTGGAGTAATTCAAACATTTATTAAATTAACGATTATGAGTTTTATTCCGATATTAAACTTAATATTATTAATTACTTTAGTATTTGCAGGAGATAAAATAGATAATGAAATTGATAAAATGATTAATGAAGCAAATAAAAATATGGGAGAGGAATAAATGAAAGAAATTAATAAAGCGGAAGAATTAAAAATTTTGGTATATGATATTGCAAATCAGTTAGAAAATGCAAGACTAAAAATATATCAAACAGAAAAATGTTCATGGGAAGAATTGGGTCAAGAAATAGATGATAAATTATTTAGTCTTCAAAGTCAGATTAGAAATATATCAGAAGAAATAGGATGGATGGATTTTAAAGTAGATAATATAAATTAAAGGAGAGAAAATGAATCATAAAAATAGATATTGGGAAATTGGTCAAAAGGAAGATGGAACATTAGTAGGTAAATTATATTTAATAGATAATAATAGTAAAAGATTATTATTGAATTTTTGGCAAGATAAAGAAAATAGATCATATTATTATTATGAATCAAAAGAATTTAATTGTGAAGAATTTATTACAGTAAATTCATTAAGAGAAGCTAAAGAGAAATTTGAAGAGTATGTTATGTTGTGGATAGCTCTTGAAATAGATCACTGGGAAATAATGAAAGAACAATTTAATGAAGAGGAAACGGAATAAATCAAATGAATAATAAAATATTTGCTGTAGATATGGATTTAGAACAATTATTAAATAACATTGGAATAAAAATAAAATATTTTAATATATTTAAAAAATCAACATATAAAATTTTAAAAGAAATATCTAAAAAATGGAAATATTTAGATAAAGATATTAAAGACGAAATTACAAAATTAATAATGGAAGATTGATATTAATAAGGAAAAGATTATGATCATAGAAAATATGGAAAAAGTTATTAGAGAATGCATTGAAAGATATGGCGAAGATAAAAAATCATGTATGGCTACGGAAGAATGCGCTGAACTAATACAGGCAATAAATAAAGTAAAACGAAAAATTAAAGAAAATAAAGAAGCAATAGATAATTTAATAGAAGAAATTAGTGACGTGGAAATAATGATAGAACAATTAAAAATTATGTATGGAATAGATGATGGAAAAATAAATCAAATGATGATGGAAAAGTTAGAGAGACAATTGGATAGAATGTTAAAAGAATGATAAATGGATTTACAAATGGAATATAAATGGAATATAAATAGAATGATAGACTTATCTTGGTTCGGTGACGAACTAGGGTAGGTCTTTTTTAGGTGAGTAAAGGGAAGAATAAGGGTTAAATGGATCAAAATGGAACGATAGGTGGGTTAGTGGAGAAGTATGGGTTGAAGATAAATAAAAGAAAATAGGGGATGTGAACGTGGATATAAGTTAATAGAAAATGTGAGAGGGTGGAAAAATAGAGTCGATGTGCACGTATGACTGGTTATAGGCTTTGCCAATAAAAAAATGACATTCCAGTTTTTTCTACCCCCTATATGTGACTACAAACAATAATAATTGTTTTTCGTCATAAGCTCAAGAATGGCGTATTTACGTTGTGGTAGTTTTATAGAATTTCATTTTTTCCTTTACAAAGGTTTTGTATATGTTACTATGAATGAGTACTAAAGGTTTTGTAGCAAAAAAGTTTTTACATTGCAAAACGCGACACACTGTCTTGTGGTCATACCACGTACATCATATGTCGCTATCCACCCATATAAGACCGATAGTCACTCATGCCGTGGTCATACCACGGCGATCATCAGACCAGACAGGTGACAAGGTACAGCGTACCCACTCCATACCCATCGGAGCGTCGGCAACACCATGACAAACAGCATAACTTATTATATCTGCCTACTGGCAATAGCGACTTGTCCGACAAGCGTACGTTGACCAGACCACCTATAATAAGCTAACCATCCTGCTCATACATCCGCACTCCTTGTAAGTGTAACCAGTCCATGCTGTCGCATAAAGCACAGCAGACGACGGTTTTAATCATAGATGGGGTGACTATCACAGGTCACCTTATCACTCTGGATTGTTCGGCCAACTTGTAATAGCACAAGCGTTCGAGCATATCCGATTTTTAGTCTGGCATTGACCAGACGGAAAGACAGGTTTTATATGTCAAAATCTAAACAGTCCACACTTGCACCCATTTCAAAACTTGTTGTACCTGTTTCTGTACCGCAGTCAGATAAGCCAATTTCTGCTGATGCACAGGACAAACTTGTTACACCTGTTACACCTGTTCCAAAAGACAAAACATCCGGACGTTTTAATGTGTCTCTTTTTCAATCTGCTTTTAAAGCTCACCAGTTCGAACAACTGGTTGATTATTCGCTGCTGACATCAAAGCATATCTCACTGTCAGCCGGTATTGAAAAGTCAATCGCTAACGGTAACAAAATACAAGAAGTCGAGTTACGTCAGCAGTTACACGATCTGGAGACGTCCGATCTGTATATTAAGATTGTCACGGAAGCCAATAAGGCATTTTTTGATACTCTATCATCGGTTGACATCGAATTGATCAATCTGTACAACGATCGTTTGAATGTAGGTTTCCACGAACTCTGGCAAGCGTCTTGTTATGCCAAACCCGTAAAGTCACTCATTAAGAAGTTGACTTCTCATATTGGCAGACTGACGGCGCAGTCCGAGTATTTCAACCCACGTTTTGTAGCACCAATTACAACCTTTTCTATTGGCGCTACTGCCATGAAGTCAGTCGATGAGGTGTTCTTTGCCCTTGCTGTTAAGGGTTTCACACCTAATGGTAAACTCTCATCATTGCCGGAAAAAGGGTTTATGAGACAGGTATCAAGGTATCTCACATTGACCATTGCGACTTCATCTGCCTTTATCGACCAAAAGTCGATGAACGATCCCGAGCCAATCACCATTCCGTCAGATTATAAGTACGGAAAGTCTCTTAAAATTGAAGAAAAAGAAATTCCTCTGACCGATGCACAGTCTACAGTTGTTCAAGACTCTGTGCCGACTCCGTCTCCGGAAGAAACAAAACC